TGTTGGAGCAGACAATGGGGGCTACACATTACCACACTTGGAAAGTATCACCTCATTGGTCACGTAGTCCTACCTTTACTAAGCTAGGTAGAGTAGGATCACATATCTTTTATCTTGACAAAGGTAAACAATAGGAGTATGCTATGGTAACAAATCATTTAGAAGTAGAAAATAAATTACACACTATGATTAAAACATTAAAGATACAAGTAAAAGAATTACAAAATGATCTTTCTAAATTAAGAAAAGAAAAAGGTTTACCTGATAAAACTAAATGGGTAGAGAAAGATGGATAAAAACTTATGGGAAAGAGAAAGAAGATCTATCTTTAAAAGACTTCTACGTGAGTATGAAGATGAAGGGTATGATCGAACTGAAGCTAATCACTTTGCTAGGATAGAACTTAAAGATATTATGATAGATAAAGTAAGTTTTGTTAATGAGTTATGGGATCAAGAATATGAAGAAAAATAAATGGGCATTAGTTCTAAAGGAAAATGTAGGTGATGTTATTGTTGAGAAATTTAATTCAAAACAAATAGCTGAAGAAGAACTAGAGTATCGTAACTCATTAACTGTTGCAATGGGATACTCACCTGATGTAAAATATATTATAAAAAAACTATAGGAGTTTATCATGTCTGATACAGCACGAATGGGTGCGTGTGAAGAGTGTGGTTCTAGTGATGGTAATGCTACATACTCTGATGGTCATACGTTTTGTTATGTATGTAAAGTTTACAAGAAAGGAAATAATATGCAACAAGAGTCAAGAGTAATACCCATGAGCAATCCTGCTAGTGGTACAATCAAGACTAGAGGTATACTATCTGACATACCTGAGAGAAAGATTAAGAAAGAAACTGCACAAAGATATGGTGTAGAGATTAAGAAGACAGGTAATATGACAACCCATCACATCTATAAGTATGTAGATGATAATGGTAACCACATTGCATCTAAGGTTAGAGAGGTACAGAATAAAAAGTTCTGGTCTGAAGGTAACTTATCTAGCTCCATATTATTCGGGCAACATCTATTCAATAAGCCACAGAAATTTATCACAGTATGTGAAGGTGAGATAGATGCTATGTCTGCCTATGAGATGCTTGGATCTAAGTGGCCTGTAGTATCAATCAAGAATGGTGCTGCATCTGCCTTTGAGAATTGTCAGAAGTCTCTCGACTATCTCAGTAAGTTTGATAAGGTAGTATTATGTTTTGATAATGACAAGGCTGGCCGTGAAGCATCAGAGAAATGTGCTACACTCTTTGAGCCTAACCAATGTAAGATAGTTAAGTTAGAACTAAAAGATGCCAACGAATATCTTAAGACTAATCAACGGCAGAAGTTCTCAGACAAGTGGTGGGATGCTAAAGACTTTACACCAGCAGGTATTAGAAACCTCAATGAACTAGGTGATAGTCTGTATGATGAAAAGTTTTGTGAGACAGTTCTCTATCCTTGGACTGCACTCAATGAGAAGACCTATGGTATGCGTACAGGTGAGCTAGTCACCTTTACTAGTGGTGCTGGCATGGGTAAGTCTAGTATTATACGTGAGCTTATGCATCACATTATGGTGAACAGTAAGGATAACATTGGTGTCCTAGCTATGGAAGAAAACATACGTAACACTGCCTTTAACATCATGTCAGTTGAAGCTAATGCTAGGTTGTATATCAAAGAGATTAGAGATCAGTTTACAAGGGATCAGCTAAAGGTATGGCAAGAAAAGACTGTAGGTACTGGTAGATTCTTTGCCTTTGATCACTTTGGGTCTATCTCTAACGATGAGATACTAGGCAGAGTACGGTATATGGCTAAAGGTTTAGGATGTAAGTGGGTATTTCTTGATCACTTATCTATCTTAGTGTCAGGCCAAGAAGACAATGGAGATGAGCGTAAGTCTATTGATATTCTTATGACTAAGCTACGTTCTCTTGTTGAAGAGACAGGCATAGGCTTACTACTTGTTAGTCACCTACGTAGGCCATCAGGTGATAGAGGTCATGAAGATGGTAGGGAAGTATCTCTCTCACATCTTAGGGGGTCTGCATCTATTGCTCACCTATCTGATAGTGTCATTGCATTAGAGCGTAATCAACAGGCTGACGATGAGGTAGAAGCTAACACTACTGTCCTACGTATC